CTTAAAACAAGTGTGTAAGATGCCGTTTGGCGATTAGTTGTCACCAATTTATCGGTCTTTAAAGCAAGGTTTGCAATAGTAGCAAATAAACCCACCGCCCAATCGTACACCGCTTTTACTGATGGGTATTTAGTGTTGGAGGCTTGGTCAGTTGTTACTGATGTGCTTTTATTTGCAACGTCCTCTTTACTTGCCGCTAAACCGCTATACTGCGAATTAGTCGCATTATCACCCGTATTCGTACCGCTTGTGTTACCGATGACGGTTAATTGTGCATCAGTCACATATCGTTTATCCGTGCTATCTGCAATATCTGCCGTTGTTGCATCTGCCCCAGCAGTAACTAAACCCTTTGCATCGTAGGTAATTTTAGTTTTTGTCCCTCCTGTGATTGCAGCATTTTCGTCAACTTTTGCATCCAATTGCGTTTGAATTGCAGACGTTACACCGTTCAATGTTTGAAACTCTGTGTTGCTCACACTTCCGTCACCTAATTTTGCAGCGTCTATGCCTGTTGCAATTTTATCGTTGTTTACAACACCGTTGTCAATAGTCCAAGTTGCTCCACTTGCAGAAACTGTTATATCTCCTTTATCACCGTCGGTAACGCCACCACTTGCAGCGGCTATCGTGATTTGATTTGTACCGTTATCTGTGATGGTTACATTTGCACCTTCAATCAATGTTATCGCACCGCTTAACCCGTCAAGGGTAGTAACTCCACCGCTGCCCGAAATGGTTATATTTCCGCTTCCAAGCACCGACGTGCCGTTAATAGTCTTAATATTCGTACCTGAAACCAACGTCGCCTGCTTTGCATTTAACGCCGTTTGCGTTGCCGTACTTACGGGCTTGTCAGCGTCGCTTGTATTATCTACGTTATTTAACGCTAGTGCAGTTTTTAAAGCTGCAGGAGTTATCTTTTTAGTTTGGGTTGCGGATGTGTCAACTATGGGCAAGACATCCGTATTATTGTCAACGGTGACAATGGTCGTTAACTGACTAATTTTCTGATCCGCCATACGGCGAAAATACCAAACTAATAACTCCCCGCTGTTACAAATTACGGAAACTTAGCTATTACCCACCACTGCGCCCCGTCACTCATTACCGTTATAGCTTCGTTTTTATTATTCATGGAAATTTCGCTTCCATCATCTATGGCCGTCGCCTGGATTGCAAGGCTGTGAGTTGCCTTTGTTTTCTTGAATATATAACGGCGACCTTTGTAATCGGCCGCGCTTGGAAGCGTTACCGTTATTCCGTGCGCTGTGGTATCACATAAATATAGCTCAGTGTAGCCGCTTGCGTTGTAGGTTGCTGTGGTTATGGTGGTTACTTTGCCTAGTTCTTGAATGTTCCAGGATAGGGCCTCAGTGCCTTCGTTGTAATTTATTTTAACTCCCCATTCAGTATCTAATGTTGGTTCAGCACTTACTAAATCTACTGAATTGGGTAAAATAAAATAAGGCAACGATTTTTCGTATTGGGTTATATTTTCGCTTGTGTCATTTCGTAATATTCGCCCACCTTTTAAAGCATCTTTATCCTGGGCATTGCTGCTGCCCTCTTGCATTTCATCTTCGGTTCCAATAGTTATATCACTAGCATCGTCATCAATGCACAGCCATTCGCCATCAAAAGTATTAAATTTTGGCCTATGGGTTCCGCCGTTCCAAATCCATTTTTTAGAATCAAAAACAAGTGATTTTTTAATTGAATAATTACCCGCGTCAATCCAATTACCCTGAATAACAAGCACCGCTTTTTTGTAAATGCTCATTACATTATTGGCCCATGCTTTTTCTAATTTGCCAACAAAGGAATTAAACGACACCCAATTACCTGGATTTACAAAATTTGTTCCGTCGTTTACTTTAATAAGGTAAGGGCTTTCGTTTAATCCATTATCCCAATAGTTTAAATAAATTTCTTCTTCTTTAGATGCGTTGGGGCTAACGCTTTGATTTGCGCTAAATTGCACTCTATCCTCAGCGCCTTGCATAACCCTAACAAAACCATAAAATGGCATAGCATAGTCATTGTACAAACCTGATATCCAGCTAAATTGGCGCCATACTATTTCAAATTCAGCATAAATTGTGTAACCCGTAGAGCCTCCACTTGCTCCAACTCGCGGCGCATATTCCGCATCAAATTCCGCTTGATATTGTTGTCTATTAAAGCCTTTGTCGTCCGGTATTGCTATTTTTTTATATTTCCATCCATTATCTGGCGGCGTTGGATCATTAAAAGTATTGTTCTGCCAATCCCAAAATAATGCTGCGGTTCCATTCCACGCAAACACACGATATTTTAAATTAACATCTAAATATCTGTACTGGTTATAAATGGTTGTACCTTGGTAATTTCTTAAATCTATTATTAAATCTGCTAAAACTCTAAATGTAGAAGTATTTAAGGATAAATTAAATTCATCCACTGAAAGCTGTGCAGAACTTACGCTAAATCTATCTCTAAAATTAAATTTATAGGCTAAGCTGTTTTTTAATTTAGTTTTTAATTGTTTTATAGCAGGCTGAGCTGTTACCGTTGGGAAATCGCTCCACTTAGGACGCAACTGATTGGTGCTAATATTTACGCCATGAGTGTAATTTGCGTTATTGGTTACTAATGTTCCGCTAGTGTTGTAAATGTCGTAAATAATAGTAGTTCCAGCGTTAAAACTTTGAGGCTGGAATATCTGAAACAACCCATCTATTAAATAAATGCGTGCATTAAATACTTGTAATATATTTTCTAAACCCTGTTTGCAGTTTATGGCGCCTTCAAAATCAGGAAATTTTTGATTTAATAAACTGCTTATATCCTCATAGAAAGACAAGTAATTAAACTGATAATTTGCTAAATGATATGTGCTGCCACTAGTTTGATTATAGGTAAATAAAGCATCTGCAATAAAATTAGTTGCTCCGACTTGTGTCCAAAAATCCTCTAATCCAGTAACTGATAAAATATTTTTTATTAGAGTTATGCCGTTTATTCTATCGTTTGTAAACCAATCTCGATCAATTGTATATTGATCTAACAAACTCAATGTGTCAACTCCAACAACTTCAAAAACAGTGTTAACTAATGGCTTGCGCTGATATTGATTTATATCTGGCAATATTCTACCAACCCAATACAATGAGCTATTTTTATAAATAACTATAGCCTTGTCGCCTTCATTTTCAATGCACAAATTTTGAAAAAATGTTTCATCAGTTGTGCTAGTTACATTGAAAAATACACTACAACTAGCTGAGCGAATTGGATTTTTATAAAATTCATCGCCGTCTCCGTCATGCTTAAATGTAATGCCATCGCCCGCTAAAACCAATTCAGTGCCAGTTGTTGTTGCTGAATTAGAATCTCTCAACTCTGCGCGCCATGTATCGCCATTAAAGGCGTCAAATTCACCGTAATATAATAAACTCATTAGGTTCGATTTGCTTCTTTGTTATATCTGTTTAAAACTATTGATAAATCTCGGCCACTTACTCGCGTTTCTGCTATAAACCCACTTCCATCTGCAGAGCCTCCTAGCATTGATTGTAATTTATCTAATGGAGCGATAACCTCAGGATTGCTTGAAGCCCCAGGATATTCACCCATTAAACCTAATGTTGGCCCACTGACAATACCACCTTTTGCAAATTTTGGAGTATTATTTATTTTAGCTCTAACAAATCCTGCAGCTGCAATCAAACCAACCCCAGCAATTAATGCAGGCGCTCCGGTTAATGCTATGGTTTTAAATGCTTCAGCGATACCACTAAGCGCAATCATGGCGCGTCCTATGGTTTCCAAAAACATTGCAAAAGTATTTCCCATTACTTTAAATAAGCCTTCCATAGGATTACCACCTGCAAACGCTTGCCCGATAGCTAAGGCCATGTCCGCATAAAATTGTTCTTGAAGGGAAATTAATTGAGAGTTTAGCCTTTCGTTTTGCTCTTTGATTGCTTTGTTTGCTTTTTCGTTCCATTGTAGGCGCGCGTTTGCTTTTTGCACTTCGGCATTTACTACAGCATTAACGCGCTTTGTTTCTTCGTCAAAGGCATTTTTTGTATATTTTTTTTCTACATCTTGAACATCTTTATTGTATTTATTTCTAATGGCCGATTTTAAATTTTCACTAGTTTCAACTTCTGATAATTCTTTGGCTAGGTTAAATTTCAATTGAGCAAGTTCTTTATCTTTTCCATCCTGCATCATGTCGATGCGCATTTGAACCAACTTTAAACCTTCTTCATTGCTCTTTTTTAGGTAATTTAAATATGCGGTTTTTGTTTCCTCTTGTATTTTCTTGGTATTTTCTAAAGCCTTTTGTTGCGTTTCATAATTAAGCTGTAAATTTTCAAGTTCTTTTTTTCGCCTTAATGCAAATACATCCTGATCTAATTTAGCTCTTTCGGCTTCGTATTTTGCAAATATTTTATTTAATTCTTTGGTCAATTCTACCTGGTCTTTTATTTGACCTTTTGCAGCCTTTTGCGCTTCCTCTTCTGCGTTGTAGGTTTCTTGAATAAGGGCTTCAATGTTTTTTATTTGATTGTCGTAGGCTTCATCTCTAATTTTTTGAAGTTCTTTTTCTCCTTTGCCTGCCATTTTTGCGGCAATAATTTGAACATTCATCCAATGCTCCCACTCCGATGCTACGTTTTCGACCTTGGTTTTAAACCCTCCTAAATCGGCATCAATGCGCTCGATTTCGTCTGCTAGTGTTGAAGTCTCTTCGCTTGTTTCTGAAAGCTTGGCAATCAAATAACCCAGTGCTACGACTAGCGCTCCAATTCCTGTGCTTACCAAGGCAATTCTAAACATCTTCATTGCGCCCGTACTTGTACCCACTGCAACAGCGTAAGCCTTTTGCAGTTTAGATCCAACCATTGTAAGCACATTATTTTCGCGCAATGACAAATTATATAACGCCATTGCCGCAGAACTTAGCGCCATTACTGTGCGCACGGCATTTAATGCGGGTTGTAATTTCTTGTTATCAGATGTTAATAAAAGCGTCGCCATTGAAGCGGCGCCGACTGCTCTATTTAGCGCCTCCATTGCCTGGGAGTTGTCCTCAGCGCGCGCTCTACTTTCAGAAAGTGCAGATTTATTTTCTTGCTGCTGCATCTTCAAGCCTTGCAGTGCAAATTTCTGATCTGCTATGGCTTGCGTTTGCTCCTTTATTGCTTTGTTTATTTTGGCTTGTGCTTGAAAATCGTATTTTGCTGTGGATTTTTGTTGATCTTCAAGTTTCTTCAAGCCCATTTCAAGGTCGCGCAAAATATCGGTTTGAATGAGCATCTGCTCCCCGGTTTGCTTGATGGCATTTTTTGCACCTTGCCCAAAACTTTGCTCTATGGATTTACTAACCTTCTTGGAGCTAGCCTCCATTTTCTTATTGCCTTGCAGCACTATGCTCACGCCTTCGGCTATGCCTTTGGCTAGCTCTTGCAGTTTTGCAAATAAAACGACGCCTAATCTTTTTATCATAATATTATTTTATCGCCATTTTCTAACAACATAAATCCACCATCTTCAAGCAATAGATTACCCGTGCTCACAATGGCGTTATTGAAGTGCACATTGTAATCCTGGGCAATGTAAAACACACCCAATTCATCACCGTCGTCATCAATTAATATCTGTTCATCAAGAAATGCAATGTTGCTAACATAAATAGTGTTGTAAATCGCAGGAAGCACAGGAGACATGGCCTCGCGCACTAACTCCGCTATCGTCATTGCCTCGGTTGCTGTGTCTGCTAAAACGGTAATTTGAACACGCGCCACGTCTGTAATGGAGTAGCCCGTTTTTGTTTCGTTTGCCTCGCGTGTTATTTGCGTTAAAACTATAGCAGGAAATGTTAACCCTTGTGGCACGCGCACCGGATAAATCCTATTTGTGACGGCGGCCGCCGTGTCAACATCATTGATAAGTAGGTTGTAAACGGCCTTTATTGCCTTCATGGTCGCAATTTATCAAATATGTGTTTGTTTTGGGTTACAATTTCAACTACGTTGAGTTTAGGCTTTTCCCATTCAAACTCTATTAAATCGCGCGGCTTGATTCCTTTGCCTTTTTTCTGATGTGGCGACAGCACGATAGTAGCTAACCACCTAGTGCGCTCCCATTCATTTTTATATTGCTGAAATTGAGCCTCGCGCATGCCTTCAAGTTTCAATCTAAAAAAATCAGGCTTGTAGCGCTCCAAATCTTCGGGGGTAAGATTTAACTCCCCATAGGAAATATGTTTAATTTGATCCCAGGTTAAAGGCTTTCCGCTTTCGCCTCTGCTGGGCTCACTTGAAAAAAACCGCTAACACTCTCGCTAAAGCCCTCCATTGCTGCTGTTAACTCTGTGAAATTCTGAACGTCATCTCCCAAATCTTCAGCGGTTTCGTATGGGCATTTTTTACCTTGTTTTTTGTATCCTGCTTTTATTCCGTAAAATGCACAGATGCGCGCAAATTTTAAACTTTCTGCAGGGTTTTGTGCCTCGCCTAATGCTGCAAAATCGGTCATCTTATTGGCTTCCATTATTTTCTCGATTGCATTCATTGAGAAAAATAAAGGGTGTGTTTTGCCGTTTATCGTTATTTCCATTCTGCGAATATAAACAAAAAGGCGCATTTCTGCGCCCTCTTGCATGGAATGAAAAACAAAACAATTAAATAGTGCCGACGGTCAAAGTTCCGGTACCTTGCAAAGCTACGGAAAAAGTTGAAACATCGTTCACTGGAGCGTTCCAAGAAAATGAAGTAATAATAGCAGAACCGCTAACTTTTAAATCACCAGTTGCATTTGAAGTCATTACAACTGTGATAGGGGCTCCAGCAATAATGTCAGTTAATAGATCTTTTGGAGAAATACCAGTAGCGCTTCCATCCTCCTCAAACAAGCCTTCAGCATTCATAGTCCAGCCAGCAAGGCCAATTAAAAACTCTTTATACGCGCCGCCATCTTTATTGGTTGCGTCAATAGTGTCGCGAGTTAATTCAAAATCGCTCGAAGTAGCGTTTGCCACTTTTGTCAATGTTCCTGCAACGTCCTTGTAGATTGCTATCAAGGTTCCGTTAACTAGTCCAGTAGTTGCCATGATTATTTTATTTTAATTTATTTGTTGCAAGTTTAAAAATTTTATCGGCTATGTTGGTTACAACTTTATTTGCGTTGCTGTCAACAGTAGGCCGAAAGAATGGCTTAGGCGATAAAAAACCCCTATAATAACTCCTATCCTGTGCGGCTCTGTTACTGCCCTTTTTAGGCTTAACAAAACGCTTCACCGTGCCATACTCGAAAGCATAAGCTAAATTGGTGCGCGGCCCCTTATCGTATCGCAAACCAACCAACACACTGCTATCATATCCAGGCTTGGAAATAACGCCTATGTCCTCTTTAATTATTTGCATTGGCGCATTTTGTCGAATCGATTGCGCCAAGTTATTACCCTCTTGCTCAACTATTTTTAAAGCCTCTTTAGGTGTAATTTTTTCAAGGGCTTTTTTCAAATCCCTGCTTAATTCTTGGAAGCCTGTTGTGTACTTCATTATTGACTACTTTCGCAATAAAGTTCGTCATACATCCTGCGCTCAATGGAATTAATCGAAACAATATTGTAATTTACCCCATCAATAACAAGTCTATCCAAAACACTTAACCCTTCGTAAAATCTAATCTTTACGGTTGCTGTTTGTTTATTTTCGCGCTGTTCTGCAGCAACTTGCTCGACGCCGTTTTTACGCTTAACCTCTGCCCATACATCGGCAAGTTTCGACCATGTTTTTATCGGCTCACCTGTATCGGTGTTTATTTCCGTAGTGTAACGGTAAATAGAAATTAAATCGTCAAACCTTCCCGCGTTCATTATGCAAACGTGCTTAATTTATATTTGTTCAATAAAAAATCTGATCCGTAGGGCATTTCAGTAGCACTCACGCCAACGATAATATTTTGGCGGTTGTCATAATACTGCGCCACCATAAGTAAACAGGCCATTTTAACGCTATCTGGAAAACTTTCAGGCTCAAAGCCCTCTGTTACCTGTGCAATGTATTTTGATTGCGCATCCGTTAAATTTGACGGCGTGCTGTTAAGATACAAATCAAGCCCAAAATTAGACAAGGGCTCAGGCTCGGTTATATAATCAGTGAACGCTGTTAGTGCATTATTTTCATTGACATAATAAAACGCATTCAATGAAATCACACGCGCTGGAATGCGGCAATAATTCCCCACAAGCAATGGCGATCCGTTCAATGGATTAACCGTTGCAGGCTGCCCCACTAATTCACCGAAACCATAACGGCAAACACTTTCGCGCACCTCATAACCAACATAATGCGAAGCCATGTCAAGCGCCGCACTTATCAAATTGCTTATATATGTGTCATCCGCCGACGTTGTTACGCGTAGATGGGTTTTAGCCTCAGCTACGGAAATGTAGTCAGTATCTGCGTTACTCACGCTCACTATGCGCTTGCCTATGATCATTTTTAATCGCCTTCCTCAGGGTTAATCGGTTTCTTCTTCTTTACTTCCTCTTTTACTTCTACGGCATAACCTTCTTCAATTAACAATTGAGCCTGCTTGCTTTCAAGTACAGCCTCATCACCTACGTTATACGCAAGGTTTAAGGCAATTGGAAATTTAACAAATTTCACTTTCATGTTGGCTCCCTGGAGCGGCAATCAAGCGCCCCAGGGCACGCGGTATCTATAGGCCCCGCGCGGCCTTAAAATTACGCTACGATATCCTTACAAACCGCAAACGCTTTAGGCTGTAACAAGTTTACATCCATGTAGCTGTTAAGCACCATGTTAGTCAAACCTGCAGTTGCTCCTGAGAAAGGATCTACTGTGAGTTCCATTCCGCCCCATGAAGCGATAGCCAATTTGCTGAAATCTCCGAAGATCATACCAGACAAGGTGCTAGAAGTTCCTTTAGACAAGTTGCTAGGCACGTTGGTAGTTACCGCTAATGGGTAGCCGTTCAACTCTCCTGCACCTGACTGAAGGATAAAATTACCTTCAACACCCGAAGCTTGACGTGCAGTAGTTTGCAAAGCAGCTTTAACCAATGGGTTAGTCAAATAGGCTTGTCCCATTGCGTTGCTGTTTTCAACTGCTTTCATTGCGTTCACAACGTCAGCCCAAACAACCGCCGCACCGTTTGCGTTGGTTGAGTTTGAAGCCGCGCCACCTGCAAAAATTACGTTAACATTGCTGTTACCGATAATACCGGTTGGCTCGTTGGTTCCGCCGCCTTTAATGGCCGCTTTTTCAAGCTCTTGAGCCATTGCATTAATCAAATATTGACGCACATAAGCATCGATGCTATTTGAAGATTGGCGCAACAACTGATTTGAAACCTGGATAAACGCAGCCAATCTCTTTGGTGAGAAAGAAACCTTACCAAATGCAGGGCTTTTTTCTGTTGCAGTTCCGTTTTCAGTGTTCCAACCTGCAGATGGCTGTGTAGAAGCCTGAGGCAAATCAAGGTTTCCTGTCAAGTTATCAAAACGAGTTACGCCCAATCCGTTCAAAACGGTTGCTGGCAATAAAACGTCGATAATTCCACCAACATTGGTTTGAATGTTTACACCGCCCTCAGATCCAGAAGTTCCACCTGTAGCAGTCATGTCACGCTTGAAAACATCAGAAGGCAACAACACAGAGTGTGCAGCTACGCTAACACCAGCGCGCTGAAACTCAGCTGCAGCCTCTTGGTGCATTTCAAATTCAATTCCTTCGCGACGACCTGTTGCAGCCATTTCAACAGCTCTTTTAAAGCTATATTTGTTAGCCATGTCGTTACGCTCGTTTTTATCGCTAGTTGAAGCCGCGCCATATACTGGAGCAGATGCGATTTTCTCAGCTGCACGCTTTTGCAATTTCTCTAACACCTCAACCTCAGATCCAATTGAATCCAATCTTGCGTCGATTTCGTTAAATCTAGTTTTCTCAGTGTCAGTCATTGAGCGCTGTTCAGCGTTAATGCTAGTTTGCAAGGTGTTTAACTCTTCGATTAAACGTCCTTTTTCCTCGTGTAAGGCTTTAATTTTCATGTTATTTATATTTTAATTTTGTTATTTCTATTAAATCGCTTTCGTTCACCTTTTTTGGCTTAGTCGCTAATATGCTGCGAGCCTCGGCCACTGTGTCCTCGTAGGCTGGATATGTAACCGGGCTAACATCTAGCAACTTGTCAATTTTGCGCACAATGTGCATTGACATATCGCCGTATTTTTCAGATTTGCCCCATGAATACTCCTTTACAGTAAATGCAAAGCTACTCTGTGTTATATCGCCACGCATTATACTGCGAGCTACTTGCATGTGTAGTGGGTTTTCATAGTCGGGCACCCAGCTATATTCCAGGTTACCGTCTGAGTTAACCCATATGCGCGCTGTGTTGCTTTTGGTTCTGCCCAAAATTGCCTCGGCTTCGTGATTGAATAGCACTCGTACATCATCTTCTAAAACTTCGTCGAACGCTCCGCGCTCTATTTTTTCTTCAAAAAAACGCAAATCGGTTACAGTGTCAACCACTGCAGCAATGCCGCCAAATTCCTTGGGCATCGCCTCACCTTCACTGCGATAATTTATCGTGCCTATTGCTCGTTTAATTGTTTCCATTTGGATTATTATTTTTTGATGTTGAGGCTAGTAGTTGCTGTATTTTAGCGTCCATATATGCCTCAAATTGTTGCTGTGGTATTAAATTAGCCTCGGCATAGTAAGTGTCACCACCTTCAAAGCCGTTGGCGTCCTCAAATGCTCTAGCTTCATTTGGTGATAACCAGCCGCCTCTGATGCCTTTATTGTAAAAATCTGCGCGATCATTGGCACTGGCTCTCAACAATGAATTAAAATTAAACTTAAAATAATAATAGGGTTTATCTATTTCCTGCAATAATTTTCGGTTTAATTCCTGTTCAATATTCTTGCAGTATGCCATCAATGTGCGCGCGTAAAAGTCTTGATACTCTTGCTCAACACTTGATTTAATGCCTTCCTTTGCTCCGATCATGCTAGCAGGCACCCCAAAAATACGGGCTATTTCCTCAGCGCTAAAAGTTCTAGATTCAATATATTGCGCCTCCTGTGGGCTAAGTGATAAACGCTCCATTTCCACGCCTTGTGGCAAAACGGTGCTGCGCATATTACCGTCTATAACGTCGTCAAGTGATTGGCGCAACGGTCTAGCCTGGGCTTCGTCAATTTTACCCGCAGATTTTAACAAAAATTTCAAGGTTCCGTTTTTGTAAACAGATGCGCTTGATTTTATCGCTGCTAAATCAATGCCCAATGTTTCTGCATGTAGTGTAATTGGTGATTTACCAACTAACACGCTGTCAAGGCTCAAACCTTTAAAATGTAACATATCAGTCGCAGGCACTACCGAAGGGAAACCAGGCTGCTGCACTCTATAAAATAACTCGCCATCGCTCATGTATGGCGTAACATTGCTTTGATGAATAGGGTGTAATGCAATTGGAATAAATCTCGCGTCACGATTTATAAATGCGTAGGCGTTACCGTTCAATACCAATTGCGACACCATGTACTTGGTGAAATCAAATTTAGTTTGGTAAGCATTTGGCTCATTAACAACGCTTTGCCCATAATGCGCGTAGATTACTTTTCTTTCATCTTCGCTCTCGTAGTACAATTTCAAACCGAGCGCAGCGATACCATCAGAAATAACGCGCACACAAGCGTGTACACTCGCTATACTCATGGCGCTTTCTTGGTTTACACTCTGCCCTGAGGTGGTTTGTTGCCCGAATAATGATGACAACGATTTTATTAGCCAATCGCTTGGAGCGGTTAGGCTACTACGCTTTTGCGCTGTTTTGAATATGTTAGGAAATAATCCCATTGGTGCAATATTAAATTTAATCTTATTCTACGCTGTTACATTTTACCCAACGCGATAATGTCGCACGAAATACGCCATAACTACTGTATTTATAATGACCATATTTACTTTTAAATAATTCCTCTACATACCAATACGCGTCCTCATATTTTTTGTGGTGCGGTAGCGCTGTGTAGTAGGTGCGTATAAAATCGTCGTGTGAATAGTTCATATGCTTTGAAACCAAAACTCTTGGTTATTATTTTTTTGAGCCTCCTGCAAATACGTTCCAAGCGCCATGACAATAGATACGGGGCCGTCGACCTTGTCGCCGCTTTTACTTTTATCGATTTTTATATTATCGGCTGGATCTCGTTTAAGCATCACATTTCCAAGCATCCAACGCGTTACCGGGTTACCGTCGTGCTGTAGGTTACGATTTTTAACCAATCGCTCAAATTCTTTTGTCGGTGCCGACATTGAACCGAAGCCCTGACCGAACGGGTACATGGTAAGCCCCGCGTTCATCAGGTCGTTAACTATCTGAGTAGCGTTCCATCTGTCGTAGGCAATCTCTCGAATGTCGTAAATTTCTGCAAGTTCAATAATTTTATGCCTGATAAACTCGTAATCGGTTACATTCCCTTCGGTTACGGTAATTAACCCGTCACGCGACCAATTACGGATAGCATCACCTTGCTGGTCATTGCGGCGCTTTGCCGCTTCATCCGGTAGCCAATACCATGAGCGCACAGCTCCCGTGCTAGGCCAATACAAAGAAAACGCGCAAAAATCCCCGGTTGTTGCCAAATCTAAGCCGCCGTAACATTCACCATGTGGTTCGGCGTCATTTTCACATTTCATCCAATTTTCATCAGAAATCCATGTTTGGGCTGTATCTGTCCAAACGTTCAAAAGCTTGGTTTTAAACTCGACCTCTTTGTGGCTTAATTCTTTCGCTTCCTGTAATCCCTCTTCTAACTGCCTTGGGTTTACACTCACTCCGTAGTTGGGGTTAGCCTTCGCCCAATTTATGGGCTCCATCCAATCGTCTCCGTCGTCTAGAGTGTAAATAACAGAAAATAACGCGTCATCATTTATTGCGCCTTCAAGTACTTTAGTGCAGTATTGCCTATGTCTATAGCACGCAGATTCACGATTGAAGCCTGCAGTGGTAATAACAAATAACAAAGGTTGCAATCTAGCGCCCATCGAGTTACGAATTACGTTATACAACTCATCACTAGAGTGAGCATGATATTCATCAATAACTGCAAAGTGCGTGTTTAGTCCGTCCTGTTTACCTGGGTTCCATTCAAGCGGCCTATAAAACGAATTCCCGTAATTAATCCGCCGGTTATTCACAGAGTTGTAAACATTAACGCCTTCGGCTATCCAGTCCACCTGTTTGCATACGCGAGCTGATTCTGAGAAAACCATCATGGCTTGATCTAGCTTTGTCGCCGCGCTGTAAACCTGGGCGCCCTCTTCACCATCGGCGAGTAATCCGTAAAGCATCAAAGCGTTGGAAAATGTCGATTTACCGTTTTTTCGCGGCACCTCAACATAAGCCCTAGTGTATCTTCTATAGCCATCAGGTTTAACAAACCCAAACAAATTAGCAACAATAAAATGCTGCCAGGGTTCTAGCTTAAAAAGATTACCGGCGTAAGTTCCAACAGTGTGCTCCAATGATTCGATAAACTCCACGGCGTGCATGTATAAATCCTCATTGAAGATTATATCTGTGCGCTGCAAGTCTGCCTGAAATCTATGCGCAGCCTTCTGTATCAATTTGCAACTCGGTATCTCCTGCGATAATATCGCATGGCAATATTTCTGTGCGTTGTTCAAAATTATTTAATTGAATTTGTGCTAAATATTCGTTTCTGTAAAAAAACACAGTATCGGATATCTCTCCGTTTTTGTCCACTCCGCGCCACTTGTTCAAGTGTTTACGCTCAATGATAAACCCGCCATTAGTTGGCTGTTTTCTGAATGATATTTTTTTTGCCATTTTTTAATAAATCTAATTTTGCCACCTTTGCCACCGGTTGCTCTTGTTTTGCAAGTTCAGACATATTGAGCAGCTTCATTATGCGCTGCGCGTTTGTAATTGCCTGGTTCCTGATTGCAATCCAAGGCGACGGCATTTCGCCACCGGTCCCGCGTGTGGTTGTTTTTTTCTTAGCCAATTTTGCGCAAGCCTCTTCATAGGTCGCCATTTCTACAGCAAAGGCTTTTATCAAATTTAAATCGGCCGCGTTTTTTTTGCCCGTAATTGCTTCGAGCGTTTCTGTGTAAATTTCCTCTTCTCTTTTACTATAAAAAATCATAATTTCCAAACAAATATAGTTAAAAAACGAAACTTTTTGTTTTCTTGGGTGTGAAGAAAAC